CAATCAAATATCTTGGCTTTTGGTCTTCGACCATCTTCTTTATTGATTTTAAGTTATCAATAGTTTCTAAAATTTCTATCATGTATCACTCCCTATATCATAGTCTTTAGGTTGTTTTTCACCGTTAGCACCATAACCATAGTTTTCAAATGGCGCCTCATTTTTGGCATTAGTTATATCTTCACTATTCATTAATAGAACAATGTAATGTACAGCCTTTAATAGGTCTTTTCTATTACGACCATCTTTCTTACCAAACCTACACAAATATTTAATTGCATTTGCTTGACAAAAATCTTTATCAATACCGATATCTCGTAAGATATCTTGCACCTGTGTGCCTTTAGATACTTGAGCATAATGTTGACCATAAGTACCTTTGATATAAGTTTCAATTTCTTTTAATATTTTATCTTCATTATAATTCATAATTAACCATCTATCCAATCTGTTGCTGATTCCTCGAAATCATTTTTTTTAATTACTTTATCTATTTGCACGAAATAACACCAGTTAGAACCAAAGGTAACTGCACCAGTATAGTTTAGTGAAGTATCATAAGTTTTTGCATTTAGACTTGTTGGTAACTCGGCAGCTATATCAGTTGGTTCGGTTGCAATACCGATATTAGTTATAACTCCTTCTCTACCTTTCATGTCTTGAATTGTATCGCCAATGTTAATTATCATAGTGTTTTCCTTGTGTTAGTGTGAATTTTGGATTGTAGTCCTTTTTAAAAAATTGTCTGGTGTTGTATTTCTGACCATAGTCAGTATAGAAACTTTTGTCATTGTAAGCACTTTCACCAAACTCATCTTCATATGTCTTATAATACTCTGTTCCGACAATTATGTCAACCCCAGAATGACCAGTAAAATTGCTTGCACTTTCTTTGTAGTTTTTATCACAGAAAGCTTTTACTCTTTCTTTTAATTGTTTAGAATTTAATCTATTTAATTGAGATAGAGGTACATTCCTAAAGATTGTGTGATGAATAGGAAACCAATCCATATCTTCATCATCATAATATTCTCTCCAGTAAGTTAAATGTATTGTACTCTCTCTAGTCAATTTAAACTCCTTCTAATTCTAAATCAATAACTTCATCAACATTGTTTTCGTCAATGCCTACAAGTTCAAGACTTTCAACCATCATAATTTTTGCTTTAGCAGCTTCTTTAGTGATAGCATTGTTTTTTAGTTCTAGTAAGATATTGTCAACGGCTTTTTCTGCCATATCCCAATAATAGTTTTTTACTTTAGCCATAGTGTTTTTCTCCTTTGTTAGTGTTAATTATATTCATTACTTCGAAAAGTGATTTATATGGATTACTATACAATACTTTTTTAGCATTGGCAACTCTTTTTTCAAGTCTTTTTAGTAATACATATTGTTTCTTTTTGTTATATTCTTTAATCATATGTGTACATTATACATTATTTTAATACTAAAGGCAAGCACTTTTTTCATTAATTTAGCGCAATTATCATTAATAATAGACTATTTAATGAGAAACCTATTGCGTTAGATACGATATATAACATATCCTTAGCGTATATAGCTCTTATTAGAAATAAAAACAGTCCTAACCAGACTAGTAATATGAAATTTAATGGTGGTAAGTCTGTTGACCAGCCCATTAATACTGATAATGATGTCGGAGCAGTAGCACCGTGAATGAGTATCATACCTACCCAACCACACATTTCAGTAAATTTGTTTGATTTGATTTTTTTCATAGTGTATATCCTTTCTTATTATGTGTCCATTATACATGAACCACGGTAGGAGGCAAGCGTTTTTTTGCTTTTTTTCGCTTTTTTTTAAATTATTTTTTGAGACCTGGTAAGGGTTTTAAGGCTGCGACAGAAAATACTTGAAAATAGTTGCTATTTCCAGTTAGATTTAACCCATTCCTGCTCGGATTCGTGTGGATTTGGCTGACCGTGGAAGACACATATCTTTGTTTCTGGTTTTAGACTGTAATCCCACTTACTTTTTTCAAATCTAGGGTCCTTTCTATCGAACCATTTATAAGATTGAGACCAATCATCTGGCATAGGAAGTGTCTTGGCATGTCTCTCCATTAGTTTGGACATGACATTTTGGTCACCTTGTTCTCTACGGTAATTTGGTCGGTCTATCATGTATTTTTGATAGATTGACTGTTCAGTTATGGATGTGTTAAATTTCACGATACTGGAGTTGAAAGTGGTATTAAAACCGTTGAAGTCATTAATAACGCCAAATGTCTCATCATCTCCCCATAACGCAACCTCGTTGATGTTCTTCAAAATTACAACATCTAAATCTAGGTATAAATTTGGTCCTTCAAGACCACTTGCTTTACCATACATTAACATTTTATTCCACCAACCTTGTTCATCATCTAACTGAAAAGGTTTACATAGAACATCACCGTCTATAATGTGATTTAATCTTGGATGGTCTGTAAAACAATAAAACTTGTAAGGGATAGTAAGGTGTCTTTGCACCATATTATAAAGTTTTTGTACATACTCTGTACCATATTTGTTACCATAATATACACATACAACATTCATACTAATAACCAGTTATAAACTGCCCTCATACTTAAAATTAGATACATTAACTCCATGAGAGTTCTAGGCCAATCTCTATCTTTGTAACCAAAATACACCCACATAGTACAAGCAATGATACTTAAACTCCAACCAATCCATTGTGTTGGTATATGAGCAGCTGATAAAATGGTTACACTAGCAAGAGCGATTAAGAAACCTAACCATCTCTGCCAAATCATAACAATTGTTCCTGTAATGTTTTTTGTGCAACACCAGTTCTTATCTCTTCGATTGTAAACTGATTATCTGCAATAAACTTTAACCACTCTTCGACAGTCTTTCTACCAGGTCTAAAAGGTTTCTCTACAAATTTTATATCTCTACTTGCAATAGGACTAACTATGTTATTCTTGTGTGCAATAACTGGTACTTGATTTAATACTGCGTCAACACCAGCTAAACTCATATTTGTAATCACACAATGACAGTTTTTTAATTGGTCTCTAATGTCAGTATTCCACCATTGATTTCCAGGTCTTGGTTTATTTCTTACAATAATTTTTCTTGTTGTGTGTAATTTTAATTCTTCTTTGACTTGGTTTATCCACTCTTCTTGTGATGTACCATTGATATGGTGTGTAACCGTAGGACTTGAAGGACATAACATAATATGTTTAGTCTCTCCAGTATTCCAACCTTTAAAGTTTGCGTCAATACCTTGGTGTCTCAACTTATCTAATCTTGCTGGTGTATTTACTCTACCTAATTGTGTATGTAAATTACCTTTACATATTCTAAAATATGTTTTATCATAATCATGTATTTTAGGTTCTGGATATCTTGTAATCTGTTCAGTTAAATAACCAACATCTACATACCACCACTCTAAACCCCATTCCATACATTGTCTTATCTGTGCAATATTTTTTCCTGCTAAACCCCAAAAGAAATGAACATCTTTACCTGTATCTTGCCAACCCTCTTTTATAGCAGGCCATATTTGGTGTGATAAACATTTATCCCATGCTATTTCGTGGCAAGTAATACTCATGCTTGTTCTCCGTTTAGTAGTTTACACTCATAGTTTATTGAAGACCAACTACCGTCTTGTGGTAGTTCTTCGTGCATTTGTTGTGACTTCACACATAGCGCCTGGCTAGTGTGTAATCCTACATTTTGATGAACACATTTTCCATCACTCATACATATTGTTAATAATAAAACCCATAACATTACAAATCAATCCTTACTGTATCTGCATATAATTTAAACCACTCGTTGGCATAATCGCTATCTGCATAATCTTTGAAATATGGACCACCTAATGTCCAATGTACATTCTTTGCGTCTGGATTAAAGTCGTATTCACCAACTAACCAGTTCCATTCTAATGGTAAACTGCCGATAGCGTCTTCATTGTTTAACCATTTAAATTGATGTAGTTCTAAACCTGTTGCCGTGTTGACAAAGTTAGGTGTTAACTTACTACATAAACTATTATTGAATATCATCATAGATGACCAGTTTTTCTTTTCAAACTTCTCGTTTTTTGCACCTCTAAATTTTACACCTTGTTTAGGTTCATAGTCATGT